AAGAATTAAGACCTAGTCAAGGTATGATTTTAACAGATAAAGAAACTGAAACAATGAGAGCAGAAGTAATATATTTAGGAAAAGAAGATAGTGAAAACAATTACAAAGAAATAGAAACAAATATACCAATAGAAGAAGGGGTTGAATATGAAGAAAATTAATTGGAAAGATATTTGATTAGAAGTAAGTATATTAATTTTATTAAACAATGAATATTAAATATAAATTAATAACAAAAAATAAGAGGTGGTTAAAAAATGGAAAATGAAACAATTATGGTGTTATTAGGTTTTATAGCTACTTTAATTGGAATTATGACACCAATAATAAAATTAAATAGTAGTATAACAAAATTAAACACTACTATTGATACATTAGATAAAAATATGGCTAAAAATCAAAATGATATAAAAGAACATGAAGAAAAATTAAACGACCATGAGACACGCATAACTGTTTTAGAAAAGAGGTGATAGTATGAGTAATAAAGTATATGATGTGTTAAAATTTATTTGTCAAATTGTACTTCCTGCAATTGGTACATTATATTTTGCATTGGCTGGAATATGGGGCTTTCCTTATGGTGAGCAAATTGTTGGTACAATAACAGCAGTTGATACTTTTCTAGGAGTAATACTAGGAATTTCTACAATTGATTATAACAAAAAAAACAATAAAGGGGTATAATAATTATACCCCCTCTTTATAAAAATGTCTTATTTTAAATTCTAGGGCGTTTTAAAGGTATAAAAGGAGTGATTTTTATGTTTAAAGGAATTGATATAAGTAATCATAATGGAAGTATAGATTTTAACAGAGTAAAAAATAGTGGTATAGATTTTGTAATGATAAGATCATCATGGGGCTTTTTTAATAAAGACACAAGATTTGAAGAATATGTAAATGGTTGTGAAAGTGCAGGAATACCTTATGGACTTTATCATTATAGTTATGCTACAAATTTACAACAAGCTGAAGTAGAAGTAAATAATTTTATAGAGCTTGCAAAAAGATGTAATACAAGTTACCCTCTTGCAATAGATATGGAAGATGCTGACGGTTGGAAAAGAAGAAATGGAAATCCAAGCAATGAAATGTATGTAGATATATGCGAATATTTCTGTAAAAAAGTTGAAGAAGCAGGATTTTATGCAATAATATATGCAAATTTAGATTGGCTTAACAATAGATTAAACAGTCCTAAACTTGATAGATTTGATAAATGGGTTGCTCAATGGTCAAGTCAATGTACATATAGTAAACCTTATGGAATGTGGCAATATACCGACAATGGAAGTGTACAAGGAATAGGTACAAGAGTAGATATGAATTATGCATACAAAGATTATCCACAAATAATAAAAGGTATAACAATAAAACCTAGTAATAATCCACAGCCAGCACCTCAACCTACAACAAATGAAACAATATACACAGTACAAAAAGGTGATACTTTAAGTGGAATTGCAAGTAAATATGGAACTACATACCAACATTTAGCTCAAATAAATGGAATAGCAGACCCTAACAAAATTTATGTAGGACAGCAAATAAAAATAAATGGAAGTGGCAACAATAATCAAGTTTATGTTGTAAAAAGTGGTGATACATTAAGTGGAATTGCTAAAAAGTATGGAACAACATACCAAGAACTAGCAAGAAAAAATGGAATAGCAGACCCTAATAAAATCTATCCAGGGCAAAAAATTATTATATAATTGTAAATATTGCAAAAAAATGTTATAATATAATTATAAAAATCAAAGGGAGGTGTACTGTGGCAAGCAACTTAATAAATATAATTTTGTGTGCTATTCCTGAAACATTATATTTTAGTTTGTTTATGATATTTACTAAAAACATAAAAACAAAAAGAATATTGTTTTGTTTATTGATGTTTATTCAATATGCAATACTTATGTTAGTATTTCCATATAATATATGGTTTCAAATAATATATACATTTATGACTTTTGTAATTTTAAAAATGTTATATAAAGAAAAAGCACTTATAACTGATATATTTGTTTTTACTTTGTCATCAATTATTTTAATTGCAATAAGTTTTATAGTATATGTTAGTATAATGAATTTTTTAAACAATTATATAGTTGCTTATATAATACAAAGAATTTTACTTTTTGTGATTTTGTTTTTATTAAAAAATAAATTAAACAAATGGTATATTAAATTTAATAGTTTATGGAATAGAAAGAAAAAACAAAAGATCAGAAGTTTAACAGTAAGAAATATAACTGTGATTGTATTCAATCTAATGTTTTACATTATCAATTTAGGTATGATTTATGCTCATTTTGTTGTAGGAAAGTGAGGTGATTATCATGTTGCCAAGTTGGTTTTGGTTTTACAGTCCAGAAGAAGGAGAATAAAAAATCAATTAAGAAAGTAGGTAGGTATATATGAAAACAAAAAAATTTATATTTGGGTTATTATTTAACATTGCAGAAACTATTTTAATTTTTATGATAGGTAAAATGCTACAATTACAAACAAGTTATATCATATTAATAATGTTAGTGTTCTTTGTATCAAGATTAATATATGGAAATCCTAAACATTATAATAAATGGTACAGATGTTGTATTTGGAGTAGTTTAGTGTTTACAAGTTTATTTGTATTAACTAATTTAGATCTGTTGGCTATAATATTATTTACAACATTTACTGCATTGATATCAAGTGGGAAGGCAGATGTCACAGATGTTTATATGTGGAAAAATGTAAGTAAATATCAAGATGTTATGGATTTTATAAAATATAATGAATTTAGCGATGAATTAATTAGTTTTGAAAATAAATTAAAAAATGCTGATAACTTAACATATATGTTATATAAATACAAATTTAAAGAAAATAGAACTTTTGAAGAAATAAGCCAGTTACTAGACATCGAAACAAATAGAATAACAGAAAAATTAGATAAGATAGATTTTGCAATAAGAATATATTGTAAAATATAAAGTGTTGTGATATAATTCATGTGTACTTGCCTAGTACATTTTGATTTTTTAAAGGTAGGACTTTTTATGGTCTTGCCTTTTATTTTTTACACGGTGTAGAAATGCACTGTGTTTTTTTATATGCATTAAACTTTAATTTATTATAATACGCTAGATTTGATTATTTTTAAGTAGAGTTATCCCCTTGACTAAAAAGAAAAAAGAATAACTCTTTCAAAAAAACAATACGCTGAGTTTTCATACTTCGTCGTTTTCGGTAGCTAGCAACAGTATTCCTCTTTAACTACTCCTAGAGTATTAAACTGTTACACCCTATATTTTATTATATAAATAAAAATTTCGTTCTATTTCAAACATAGTCCCTCCAATATAATTTGTTTATCGGACATATTTACCCGATTAACGGTATAATCTAACGCTACTAAAATTATACCGAACATATTCTACTGCATGAGCTATGTCAAACTTCCTAGTTTATATTATACTGTAACTAGAGCAAAGAAAACAGTCATTGCAAAAAGAACACAAAACTCATTTTAAAAATGAACTCTAGGCTCTTAGACATAAAAAAATAGTATTGTTTCGTCTCATCTTAATTAATAAACAATACTATATTATATAAACAGATTACTCTGTAAATACCTATTAAAATATTATCACATGATGAGACAAAAATGCAATAATTAATATTTATTTGTTAATATTATTATAACACATTTATATCTATATATCAAGTATATTTTCAAGAAAAAATAAAAGTTTTTAAAAATTTTTATATTTTTTTAATATAACGCTTGACTTATTATAACATGTGTGTTATAATAAAGTTGTAATTAAAAAAAGGGGGTATGAAAAATGAAAAAAATATTAGTGTTGTTATTTATAGTAGGGGCAATAATAATTATGAGTAAGTTAGGAGATGGAGAAACAAAAGATAACAAAGATATGATAAAAAATGCACAAGCACAAAGAGAAATAAATATAAATAGTAAAAAATAAGGAGGATAAAATGTCAAATAAAACATCAAAAGCACAAATAAAATCAATTAGAAAATGGGAAAAAGATAATGTTTATAAAGTAACTGTTTCATTTTATAAAAACAGATTACCTAAAGAAAAGTATGAAGAAGCAAAAAGAATAATAAAAGAAAAAGGGCTTAGTTTTAATAGATTTTATGAAGAAAAAATTAAAGAATTGTTAAGGGGGGAGTAAAAATGGAAATTAAAATTGAAAAAACAAATAAAAATTATATAATACAAATTGATAATAACAGCTCATATTGTAATTTAGCAGATTTAGAAAATTTAAAAACACATTTAGATTATTTTATACAAAATGATAAAGTTACATCAATTTCAATTAAGATAGGAGATGATGAATAATGTATTTAAATTTAGATGTAGATGAATTAGTAAGTATAGCAGATGAAACAGAAGAAAGTATTTTAGATATTATTAGAGAATTAGAAAATGTTAAAGAATATAAGGAAGTAAAAAGTAGTTTAGAAATGGCAATTGATGAATTAAGACAAGCAAGTGAAGAATTTAGAGAACAATATAATAAACAATGTGATGAAGAAGAATATTATTTGAATAGAGAATATGAAAGGGGACAATTATAATGAATTATATGTTTAGAGACTTAACTGCAGATGAAGTTGAATGCAGAATAGGTATGTTAAAGCAAAATGGATTAACTTTATTATTATACAAAGATGCAAGATGTGATATGAATATATTAGATGAAACAATTGGTGCTATGAATTGGAAAAAAAGTTATACTAGAGAAAATGCAAACTGTATTGTAAGCATTTGGGATTATGAGAAAAAAGAGTGGATATCAAAAGAAGATACAGGAACAGAAAGTAATACAGAAAAAGAAAAAGGAATTGCAAGTGATTCGTTAACCAAAAACATTGCATAACCTTTACCAAAGGTTATCAAGTTATTAAGCGAATGTAAAACCTATTGAATTGCTGGAAACCCCTAAAGACTTAATTACCAAAGTGTAACAATATTAAGTATGTAACAATGGGCAATCAGCAGGTAAGCCTATTAATAGGAAACTTCAACGACTATCGAAAACATACTGATAAAGTATAAGTGAGTAGAGTACATTCAAGTGAATGGAAGTGGTAGGATAGCTAAAGCTATAAGATATAGTCTAATCTTATATGAAAATATAAGCAGTTCATAAGAGAACGGGCATAGATTAACGAACTATGTTGAATAAAATGTTAAAAGAAGTTGCGTAAATTGGGGTATAGGTAGAGAACTTTATACAAGTCCTTTTATATGGATACCTAGTGCAAAATGTAATATCAAAGATGGAAAATGTTATGATAAATTTGAAGTAACACATTTAGTAATTGAAAATAAAAAAATAGTAGAATTAAAAATAGCAAATACAACTTTAGGAATAGAGTGTTTTAATTGGAGCAAAAACGGGCAAATAAGACAAGAAAATGTAAAAGATGAAAAAGTATCCGACCAACAAGCAAAATCGATTTATAAGGCGTTATTGAAGAAATTAGGTAGTGATGACATAATAATCGAATATTTGTCAAAAAAATATGATATAGAAAATACAAGTGACCTTATGAAAAGTCAATATGTAGAAATAATAAATGAATTTAAAGGAGGAAAATAAAATGCAAATAAAAAACACAAACAAAAATGGAGATGATATTCCTGTATATGTTTTTAAAAATGTAAATAATGATAAAACATATTACAGAATAGGATTAAGCAAAAAAAATATGGAAGGTAATTATATAAACGGGTATATGACAGCCGTTTTCAATAAAGATGTGGAATTAGATAATAAAACAAAAATTATATTAAAAAATGCTATTTTAGATTTTTATATAAAAGAAAAAAATACTATTCCATATATTAGAGTATTTGACTTTGAAATATATAACGAAGATGGTCAATTCGTTACTTTAGATGAAGATGAAGGACTTCCATTTTAGCATTTTAAACAATATGCAATAAATTTAAACAAATTTTAATAAAACTATTGCATATTGTTTTATTTTAATATATAATAATATTAGAAATATAAGAAAGGTGGTGCAAATATGGCAATAGCAAATATAAAAAATATTGATGATGAAAAATACAGAAAAACATTATTTGTTTTAAAATGTAAAGGGAAAAATTTTGCACAAGAAGTTAAAGAGATGTGTGATAAATATGCTGAAGAATTTGATAAAATGAATAAATAAAAAGGTGATATTGTGGAAAATGAAAGAGATTTTAAAGGTATATGGATACCAAAAGAAATATGGTTATCTAAAAATTTAACTTTACAAGAAAAAGTAATGTTAGTTGAAATAGATAGTTTAGATAATGAAAAAGGTTGCTTTGCTACCAATCAATATTTTGCTGATTTTTTTGATATATCTAAAACTAGAGTAAGTTTAATATTAAAAAGTTTAATTGAAAAAGGATATATAACAAGCAAAATTGTATATAAAGAAGGTAGTAAACAAATATTAAGCAGGGTATTAAACATTTGTAAAGACCCTATAAAACAAAATGATAATACCCTATTTAACAAAACTGAAATACCCTATTTAACAAAAGTTAAAGAGGGGTATTTAACAAAAGTTAAAGACCCTATACAACAAAAGTTAAAGGATAATAATATATATAATAATATATATAATAATAATATAAATAATAATATAGATAATAAGAAAGAAAAAAATATAAAAAAAGAAAGACACAAATATGGAGATTATGGAAATGTACTTTTTACAGATGAACAATATGAAAAATTAAAAAAAGAATTTCCTGATGATTACGAGAAAAGAATACAAAATGTAGATGATTATGTACAGAGTACTGGAAAAAAATATAAAGATTATTTAGCAACAATTAGAACATGGGCAAGAAGAGATAAACAAAAAAAGACTAATAATAATAGTACAGGTAATATATTTTTTGATATTTTAAGGGAAGAAGGGAAAATGTAATGACAAGAGATAATGTAATTGCAATATTAGGTATATTAAAAACGGCATATCCAAAATTTTATAAAGAAATGAAAAAAACTGAGGCTGAGGAAACTATTTCGTTATGGCAAGAAATGTTTAGCGATACAGATATAAGAATACTTACTATTGCAGTTAAAAGATTAATAACTCATTTTGAATTTCCTCCAACTATTGCAGATGTAAAAAAAGAAATATTAAAAATAACTACAAAACAAGAAAATAATATAGATTATTGGCAAGAAGTACTTAAAATGATGAGTAACTCTCTTTACATGAAAAAAGAAGAATTTGATAATTATTCTGATATATGTAAAAGGTTCTTTGGAGATGTAGATAATTTAAGAAGTTATGGCGTGATGGAAAAGCAAGAAGTTATAAATAATATACAACCACGATTTTTAAAATATGCAGAAAATTATCAAAAAGAAAAAAAAGAAAATATGCTTTTGCCTGATGATTACAAAGATATGGTTAAAAAACTTTGTAGTAATTTTGATATAAATCAAATTGAAGGAGAAAAATAAAATATGGATTTATTGCAAGAAATAGGACAGTTATATAAACAATTAGAATTAAGCATAAGTACAGCTAGAAAATATGATTTAGAATATGCAGAAAGAGAAAGAGCATATAGAATGGAACTTTCTAAAAGATTGGTTGAATTAAGAGCTCAAGGTCAGGCTGTAACTCATCTAGCTGATATTGCTAGAGGTGAAAAGAAAATTGCTGATTTAAGATATAATAGAGATATAGCTGAAGGTATGAGAAATAGTGCAAGAGAAACTATAAATTATTTAAAATTAAAATTAAGGTGTTTGGATGCGCAATTACAAAGAGAGTGGGGCAATTCTAAATGAGTAAAAGAAGTAATTGGTGTGAATTTGATGCTAAAACAAGAAGTTTAATTTATAATAGAGATAAAAAAAGATGTATATATTGTGGTGGAAGATTTGGTTTAGCAATAGCACATATTTTTGTAAACAGGTCTCACGGTGGTAAAGGGTGTAAAGAAAATGGAGTGTTATTGTGTACCAAGTGTCACAATGATTTAGATAATGGAAACAATACAAAAAAAAGACAAGAAATAAATCAATATTGCATGAATTATTTATATAATTTATATAAAGATATTGATAGAAAAAGTTTAATATATGATAAATGGGGTGGTATATATGAAATATAGATTAGAAATACCGTTGAAACTTCCAAGCTTAAATGATTATATAAGAGTTTGTAGAGAAAATAAATTTGCAGGAGCGAATATGAAAAAGAATGTTGAAAATGATTTAGCTTTGTTTATTAACAAACTTCCAACATTTAAAAATCCAATTAGAATAAAATTCACATGGATAGAAAGCAATAAAAAGCGTGATTTAGATAATATTTCTTTTGCTAAAAAGTTTATATTAGATACTTTAGTAAAATGTGGGAAAATGAAAAATGATAATAGAAATTATGTTGTAGGTTTTACAGATGAGTTTGATTATGAAAAAGAAAATAAAGTTATTTTAGATATAGATGAGGTATAATTTATGCAGGAAACAGTAATATATAATCCAGTGTTTAGTGGTACACAATATGAATATCATGAGTGTTCTCAATGTATGAAAAGTATAGATTTGATGGAATACTCGGGTCGTGTTAAGCAAATAAAATATTGCCCTTTTTGTGGCAAAGAAATTGTGAGATATGGAACTCCAATATTTAAAAAAAATCCATCATTTAAATGGCTTGAAAAATACAAAAATATACTTGATTATGCTGATCAGATATTAGAATATGAAATACATTGTAAGTTATCAAAAGAGCAACAAAACGAATTAATAAAAAAATGCAAATTTGGAATAGAATATTTTGGATCACCTATCAGATGGAATTGCAATTATAATACTTGCAAAATAATAGAAGAAGTATGTTACAGAAAGTTACATTATACTAGTTTAAAAAAATTAAAAAATAAATTTGAGGTGTAAGTATGGCTAAAAGAATAATATTTTTAAAAAGTTTAATTATAAATTTAAAATTTTATAAAAAATATAATAATATGGAGGTAGAATAATGAGTGAAGAAAAAGAAATTGGTAAAATATATGAAACAAAAAATTATGATAAATTTATAAAAAAAGAATGGAATAGAGACATAAATCAAAATAATATTAATAAAATTGATAAATCGGTAAAAGAAAATGGCTGGTTAATAACGCCTATAATAGTTAATGAAAATTATGAAATAATAGAAGGACAACATAGATATTATTATGCTAAACAAAATAATTTGCCTATTTATTATATGGTTATTCCTGGGTTAAATGATACGGATTGTCAAATAATGAATTCAATTAGAACAAGTTGGTTAACGACAGATTATATCAAATATCATGCCATAAAGGGCAATGGATCTTATGCAAGATTAATGTCTTTAAATGATGTTTATAAATCAATAAATTTGACAACAATAGTATATGCTTTAATAGGTTCACATAGTGAAGGAGGATATAACAAAAATATAATTGAAGGAAAGTTTGAATGTACAGAAGAAGAATATTATAAAGCAACGGAAATGCTAGATTATTTGAATACATTAATAGATGAAATAAAAAAAATAAAAGGAAAAAAAGTGTCAATATGTAATGCAATAATATTTTGTTACAAAAATAATTTGGTAGATATGGCAAGATTAAAAAAACAAATTTTAAATTTTAGTAATAGCATGAATGGAATAGTAGATATGGAAAGTGCGCTACAAGAATTAGAAAGAATATATAATTATGGTATTAAGAAAAAAGAAAATATAGTTTATATAAGTACAGAATGGAAGAAAAGGAGATAAATAATGAAAATTAATATAAGTAAAATGAGCATTAGTGAATTAGAAGAATTGCAAGAAAAGATAAAAAAAGAAATCAAAGACAGAAAAGATTATAGAAAAGCATATTATGAAGAACATAAAAAAATAGAATTATTACAAGCACAATTAAGATATTATAAGAATAAGAAAAAAGGAGAATAAATAATGAAAATAAAGTTATTTTAGATATAGATGAGGTTTGAAAAAGATAATTATAAAAAGAAAAATCAATGGGGGTAGTTATATGTTAAGTGATAGGTATGTTAAAATAATTTATAAAATCATAGAACATTATGGGGAGGAACATCAAAAAAGGAAAGTTATTGAAGAATTACAAGAATTAATTGAGGAAATAGAAAAAGATTTAGAAGGTAATTACAATGAAACAGATATGACACTTGAGTATTCAGATGCACTTGTTGTATTAATACAATTAGCAATTATAAAAGGCTTATCAGTTGAAAAGATAAAAGCTGGTATTGAATATAAATTAGAAAGACAAGAAAAAAGAATGAATAATGAAAAAAACAAAGATTTAAATTGTATGAGTGATTAATGAGGTGTAAAATGGAAGATAAAATAATAGGAGTAAAAGGATTTAATAAAGATATGACTTGCAAAGGTATGCAATATGAAGAGGGAAAAACCTATAAAATGGAAGAGAAACCAAAATGTTGCGATAGAGGATATCACTTTTGTGAAAATCCGATAGATTGTTTAATATATTATAGCCCTGACACGAGTGTATATCATAAAGTAGAGGCTTTAGGAGATATTGTAAGAGATACAGATGATACAAAAATAGCAACTAATGAAATAAAAATAGGTGCAAAAATAGATTTTCAAACTATGGCAAAAATGGCTACTGATTTTATATTTAAACATTGCAAAAAAGGTAAAGAAGGTGCAAATAAAAGAATTGCTTATTCAGTAGCAAGTAATACTGGAGATAGTTCGGTATCAAGTAATACTGGAGATTATTCAGTAGCAAGTAATACTGGAGATTATTCAGTAGCAAGTAATACTGGAAATAATTCAATAGCAAGTAATACTGGAGATAATTCAATAGCAAGTAATACAGGAAAGTATTCAATATCAAAGAATTTAGGAATAAAAGGTATATCTAGTAATTTAGGGATTAAAGGAAAATCATCAGGTAAAAAAGGCACATGGCTTGTACTTGCTGAATGGATATTCAATGACGATGAAATGGAATATGAAGTTAAAGAAATAAAAACAGTAGTAGTAGATGGTAAAAAAATAAAAGAAGATACTTACTATTCTTTAGAAGATGGTAAATTTGTTGAAAAAGGAGCGGTAGAAGATGATTAGTGCTAAAGAAACAAATTGTATGAGTGATTAGGAGATTAAAAATGAGTAAATATATAGATTACAAGCCTATACATGTAGATGAAATAGACTATAATAAGTGTAAATGGCTTTATAACGAAGTATGTTGCAATGCAGATAGTCCATGTGTAGCAGATTATCCAAAAAGTAATATGTGTAAGAGTAAAAAAGATTGTGAATTTTTTGAGAAAGAAGATGATGAATTATGAGTAAAGCTGATAAGATGTTTGAAGAGTTAGGGTATAAAAAACAAGAAGGTTTAAGAGAAATTAATTATTATTGTGGCAACAATGAAATAATTTTTTATAAAAGTTTTAAATGGTTTGGTTGTTCTAAACAAGAAGAAATTGATTTTATAAATATACAAGAAATAAAAGCAATAAATGAAAAATGTAAAGAATTACGGATGGATGGAGGAATAGAAAATGGAAGATATAAAAAAACTATTAAAAGCTTATAAACAAGATGAAAAAATAATACAAGAAATGGCAAATTATATAAAAAATGAATGGGGGTTTGCTAATAATGATGAAGTAATAGATTATTTTAGAAAGAGGTGTAAATAATGCTTAAAATAAAAGATATTAAACGGATTTGAAGATTACACAATAGACACTAATGGCAATATTTATAGCAAAAGAAAAAAGAAATATTTAAAACAAACTATTAATAAATATGGTTATTGTAAAGTAATACTACAAAAAGATAAATATAAGAAAATGTTTAGTGTGCATAGACTTGTAGCAGAAGCGTTTATAGACAATCCTAATAATTATCCTTGTGTTAATCATATTGACAGTAATAGAACTAACAACAACGTTGAAAATCTTGAGTGGTGTACTCATAAACAGAATATGGTACATGCTGTAAAAAATCATAGGTTTGACAATATGGCTAAACTCAATAGTTTAAAAATGAAAGCTAATAAAGTGTTTTTAAAAAATGGTGGCTACAAGAAAGCAAATGAAATCACTAAAAAGAAAGTAGTTCAATATGACAAACAAAATAATTTTATAAGAAAATACAATAGTATAAGTGAAGCTAGTAGAGATACAGGAATAACTATTACAAGTATAAATTATAGTGCTAATGGTAAAAGGAAAACTGGAGGTGGTTTTATATGGCACTTCGCATAAAAAAGAATGTAGATTTGAAAGAATTAGAAAAGTTTGAGTTTAATACTTATAGCAATAATTGTGATGGATATCCTATTTATGAAAAACTGCAAAAAACTAATAATGTTGAATATGGAATTTTAATAAACGATAATTATGATAATAACAATAAAACTATTGAGTATTACTTTAATAATATGGATATGCAACAAGATATTGAAATAGGAGATAAAAAAAGTTTAGATACATTATACGACTTAATAAAAGCTGATTTAGTAGAGAAAGTAGATGATAAATTATGAGTAAAGCAGATGAGATGCTTAAAAAGTTAGGATATGAAAAATTTATAGAAAATAAAGATGTAATAAGATATTCAAATGATAATTGCATAATTATAGAATTTTATAATGGTGCTAAAGGTTTTGACAAAAGCAGAGGTGCAATAAATATACAAGAACTACGAGCAATAAACGAAAAGGTAAGGGAGCTTGGTTGGAATGAGTAAAATGTGTCCTTATATAGAAAAAAGAACAATACAAAAAACAATAATAAATTATAACGAAGATATGCAAGAAATAGGTAATATACAAATATATGATAGAGAAATGATGGAATGTAATAAAAATTGCATAAAATATATAGATGGTAAATGTACATATAAGGAGTGATAAAATGAGTGTAGAAGAATTAAGAAAAATTGCAAAAGAAGAAGCTTCAAAGTTTATAATGGAAAATTTAAATAGTGCAATAATATTTACATATATACAAAATTTAGAAAAAGAAATAGAAGAGTTGAAAGTAATTAATCAAATGCAAAAATATAGGATTGAAACAATAGATGAAAGAGAACTTGTCAGTAAAGATAAAATAAGAGATTTGATAAATAAGGATGCATTTGAAGTGAATACTAAAGAATATGGAAATATTGAAGTGATTGATATAAATAATATACAAGAACTATTAAAGGAGGAATAAATAATATGAGTGATTTAAAAATATTTACTAGTAATATAGAAGAACAAGCGACACAACAAATAGATTTATTACTACAACAAGAGCCTTTTAAAAATTGTAAAGTTAGAATAATGCCAGATGTGCATGCAGGTAAAGGTTGTGTTATAGGTTTTACAGCAGATTTAGGAGAAAAAGTAATACCGAACATTGTTGGGGTTGATATTGGTTGTGGTATGTTATGTGTTGAGCTTGGTAAAGTTGACATAGATTTAGAAAAATTTGATAAAATAGTGAATGATTATATACCAGCAGGCAGAAATATAAGAGAACTTAATATTGAAAAATTTGATAGTATAAATGAGTTATATTGCTTAAGAGAATTAAAAGAAACAAAGAAATTTAATAGAGCAATAGGAACTTTAGGTGGTGGAAATCACTTTATAGAATTAGATATAGATGTTGATGAAAATAAATATTTAGTCATTCATACAGGTAGTAGAAATATGGGTAAACAAGTAGCTGAATATTACCAAAATTTAGCTATTGAGTTATGCTCTGGCAAAGAAGAAATGTTTGAAAAGAAAGAATACATTATAAGAACATATAAAGAGCAAGGCAGAAAATTAGAAATACAAAAAACCTTAAAAGAACTTGAAAAAGAATACAAAAATAATAAACCTAAACTACCAAAAGAACTATGTTACTTACAAGGCAAATACAGAGAAATGTATTTACATGATATGAAAATATGCCAAGAATATGCAAGTTTAAATAGAAAAACGATTGCTAGTAGTATTTTAACTATGTTATTTGGCAAATCTGGTTTTACATTAGTTAATATAAAAGAGCAAAATATAAATAAAGAAAAAGAAATAAATATTAGCAAAAGTTTAGCTTTTTTTGAAACAATACATAATTATATATCATTTGATGATAATATTGTGCGTAAAGGTGCTATAAGAGCAAATAAAAATGAAATTGTATTAATACCAATAAATATGAGAGATGGTTCAATTATAGCAAGAGGAAAAGGCAATGGAGATTGGAATAATTCTGCACCTCATGGAGCAGGTAGGATAATGTCAAGAATGAAAGCTAAAGAAACATTTAATTTAGAAGAATTTAAAGAAAGTATGCAAGGTGTATATAGTACAAGTGTAGTAGAAGAAACAATCGATGAAGCACCATTTGTATATAAGCCTATGCAAGAAATAATAGATAATATACAAGATACAGTAGAAATAGTAAAGATTATAAAACCGATTTATAACTTTAAAGCTAAAAATTAATAGGAGGAATAAACAATGATTGAGTTTACTAGATTACTTGATGAAATAATAAAAACAAAACGAAAGTTAAGAAAAATAAAAAAGAGATACAAAGCTCTTTGTAAAATAGAAGAAATATCAAAATCAAATAATTTGAAAATATTAAAAAATGAAAATGAAGAACTGATAATTAAAGGCTTTTTAGATAATTTAGATTAAAAATGAATTTATTGAAGGAGAAATAAATAATATGATAAAAAAAGAAATATACCCAAAGACTAAAAGGGTCAAATGCAATAACAATTACTTCCAGATAACTGAAAAATTAGATGGTAGTAATTTAGTTATATTCAAGTTAAATGATGAATTGTATTTTGCACAAAGAAATAATATATTTAACGTAAATGAAATAGAAGATAACAAAGGTATGTTATACAAAGGCTTATTCCAATGGATATTAGATAATAAAGATACATTACAAAAAGAACTTAATAACAATAGTGCATTATGTGGAGAATGGCTCGGTATGGGCAAAATAAAATATACAATAGATGAATTTGATAAAAGATATTACATGTTTGCAAAAGCCAATATATATGACGATATGAATCTTACAAACATACTTTACGACCATGATTTGTTTATTTACCCATTTATAAGTCAAAAGATACCTAGTTGTATCGGCATTGTACCAATAGTTAAAAGAATAAATTGTACACCAAATAAAGACTACTTAGACGCTATATATGAAAGATACACAGAAAAAGTTAACAGAAAAGTAGAAGGCTTTGTTATTGATTACAAAAACATGATAACAAAATATGTCAGAATGAAAAATGGAAAAATGCAAGAACATTTTGACAGAGGGGAATAACAATGAGTAAATATATAGATTACAAGCCTATACATGTAGATGAAATAGACTATAATAAGTGTAAATGGCTTATAAATGAAGTATGTTGTTTTGCGGATAGTCCATATGTAGCAGATTATCCATACCCACGTTGTAAATGTGAAGATGATACATATTGCAAATGCTATGAAAAGGAAGATGGTAAATTATGAGTGAAGAATATAACAAAACACTACCAAGTAAAGAAAAATATAACAAAGCACTATTAAGTAAAGTAGATGATTTAAAACTAGCTTTACAATACTATATAGACAGAACAAATCAATTAGAACAAGAGTTAAATTATTATAAAAAATCATATGAAAATAGAGTTGAAAAATATTACGAGTTAGAACAAAGAATTTATAGACTAGATTTTATTAGTAAAGATAAAATAAGAGCAAAAATAAAAGAGTATAAAGGGTTAAAAGAAATTGATAAAATGGCTTATGAAGAACAAATAAAGCCTTTACAAGAATTATTAGAGGAGGAAGCAAGTAAATGAAATTTAAAATAAATAATAGTATTTGGGAAATAAAAGAAATAACAGACGAAGAAATGCAATATGATAAAGGTAGAAGTGGTTATTATACACATGGATATACTTGTTATAGTGAAAATACTATTTATATAAATAAAACAAGTCCAGAAAAGCAAAGAACATTAAAACATGAATTAACACATTGTTGGTTATATATGTATGGACACAATCAAGATGACAAAGAATTTACTAATGAAGATGTTTGTGAAATAGTTGCATGTATTAATGATTTTATAAATGAAATATTAAATAAATATTTTAATGAGGATAAATAAATGATAATAAGTGAAAAGCAAAAAGAATATATTAGAAATGCACACCATCGATATTGCATAAAAGTTGGTGCTAGAAGATGTGGTAAAACATACCTAGATATTTTGTATATGATACCAAAAAGAAAAAGAAAAAAATCAAGAACTTTTTAATGAATATAATAAAAGAGTTGCTACAATCATTAAATATGAACAAGGTATCAAATATTTTCTTGATGAAACAAATATATCAGATATAGAACCTTGTAACGTGTATACAATTGGAGGAAATTTGTTATTTGAATTAGAAGAATTATTGGAGGAATAAATAATATGAATAAATGTATTAGAATTTTTATAACAATTATTTTCTTATATATAATTATAATTGCTATTTTAGTTGTTAGTATATTACAATTAAAACAAGAAAACAAAAATATCAAAAATGATTTATATACTCAAAAAGAAATTAATGAAAATTTATACGAAGAAAATTTAAAGTTAAAATCTAAAAATTTAAGTCTAATTGAAGAAAATATAAGTTTAGGAAAACAATTAGGGAATAAATAGAGGTGATATAATGTATATTTTAAAAAAAGATTGTTTTGCATATGATAAATTTAAAGGCAAATGTGAGGCTTTAGACAATTTATATTGTATAGGCAATGAATGTAAATTCTATAAAACAATAAAAGAGAATGATTATCAAGAATTACAAGCTAGAAAAAATATAAAAAATAAATTTTGGAAAGATATGTATTTATAATAATTATGAGGTAATATATGGAAAACTATAGTAAAGAGTTGTATAAAAAAATGATAGATAAATCACAAAAATTAGATAAAATTTATAAGCAATATTCACAAAATAAAGATGAAAAATTAAAAGAAAAATGGTATAATGTTTTAAAGACTTGATATTATTTTTTATAAATGATATAATATTATTAAATAATACAAATAAGTAATATGTATCCCTATTTCTTTTGTATATAATATTTTTTTAAATTTCATATATCAACCTCCTATCTTATAAAGATAGTCCTTTGTACTTATTTGTATTATACTTTTTTTCATTAACAAATAAGAGTAGTAATAAACTACTCTTTTTTTTGACAAATTATAACGAAAATGTTATAATGTTTTTAGTAAGGAAATAAAATATGTAATATATAAGTAAAGAGGTGATTATATGGCTAAAGGACAAATTAAACAGAAACAATCAACGATAAACAAAAGTCAATTTGAAGGAATGTGCTTTGTGCAATGCACTAAAGAAGAAATATGTGCTATTTTGGGTGTTAGTGATATTACGTTGACAAGATGGTGTAAAAACACTTATGATGACAACTTTGAAGGGGTATATAAAAAATATTCTGAAGGTGGTAAAATGTCATTAAGGAGAAACATGTTTAAGCAAGCAGAAAAAAATCCTACAATGGCAATATGGCTTTCAAAACAACATTTAGGCATGAAAGATAATATTGAAGTAGAAAGTACACAGTTAGTTAAAGTTGAAGAATTATTAAATAAAATTGAAAATGAGGCTAATAAATGATAATAAGTGAAAAACAAAAAGAATATATTAGAAATGCTAGTCACAGATATAATTTAAAAATAGGTGCAAGAAGATGTGGTAAAACATATCTAGATATTTTGTATATGATACCAAAAAGAATATTAGAAAGAAAAAATAAAGATGGTTTAAATGTTATATTTGGTGTTTCTAAAGGTACAATAGAAAGAAATGTATTACAACCTTTAAGAGAAATATATGGAAAAGATTTAGTTAGAAATATAAACAGTCAAAATATTGCGTATTTGTTTGGCCAAGAAGTATATTGCCTGGGATGTGAAAAAATAAGTCAAGTAAGTAAAATACAAGGTACTTCAATTAAGTATGCTTATGGTGATGAGATTGCAAAATGGATTAAAGAGGTATTTATAATGATACAAGCCTCTTTAGACAAAGATTATTCATGTTTAGATGGAGCGTTAAATCCCGAAAGCGAAACACATTGGCTAAAAAAAGATTTTTTAGATAAAATAGAAGAAAAAGGGCTAGATGTATACGTACAACATTACACTATATTTGACAATCCGTTTTTGCCAAAAGATTTTGTAGATAATTTGTGTAAAGAATATGAAGGTACAGTATATTATAACAGATTAATATTAGGTGAGTGGTGTAATGCTGAAGGTATTATATTTAAATTAATTGCGAATAACAAAGACAGATATATTACAGATAAAACAAAAGAAGGGTTTATTTCAATAGGTATAGACTGGGGAGGACACAAGTCAGGGCACACAATATGTGCCACTAGAATTTCAAGAACTTTTAAAGAAATACAAGTGTTACAAAGTGATAAAATAGATGCAGAAGGTACAGATACAACAAAAATATTTAAATGGATTATAAATTTCATAAAAGATATTGAATTAAAATATGGTAAAATAGAAGCAATATTTCCTGATAGTGCAGAACAAGTTTTAAATAATTCATTAAGAAAAGAATTAAGAAACAATAATATATATATACCTGTAAGAGATTGTAACAAAATACAAATTGATGAAAGAATAAGACTTATATTAATAATGCTAAACGTTGACAAAATTAGTTTTATAAAAAATCAATGTGAAACTGTAATAAGAGCATTACAAACAGCACTATATGATGAAAAATCAGACAAAGAACAGTGGCTTGATGATTTCACAAGTGATATAGATAGTTTAGATGCTTTTTGTTATAGTTGGACGTATTGGGCAAAGTATTTATCAAATTTCATAGGAGGGTAAAATATGGAAAGTTGTGTATTGGATTATTTAGACAAAAAAGGGTATTCGGTTAACACTAATTATTACAGTTTAATAAACAATTGGATTAACGAATGGAAAGGTCAAAGTAATTGGCTAGATGTAAGAACTATTGAAAATAAGAAATACCCTATGTATTCTTTAGGTATGGCAAAAAGAGTATGTGAAGATTTGGCTAGCATAATAACAAGCGAGCCTTTCAATGTAAAAGCAAGCAGAAATGATGAATTGCTACAAGATGATTTAGAAAAAGCTAAAATATTGGAAAAATTACCAAAAGTAATTGAAATCATGGCGTATTCTGGAACAGTTGCGACAGTTACAAGAATAGTAAATGCAGAATTAAACAATGAAAAAGTTGTAAAAGGAAATAAAACAAAAATAAAGACAATAAATATTAAGGGTAATCAAATAATACCTTTAACAATAGAAGATGATGAAATTATAAATTGCGCTTTTGTAAGTGAGCAAAGAAGAAAAATAGATAATAAAATATTAAATGTGATATATTTAGAATTACATGAACTAGAAGAAAAAGGATATCAAGTAACAAATGTATTCTTTAACAAAGAAAATGGGCAAATAATTCATATAGAAGGAGTTGTAGATACATATAACACTTTATCAAAAGTTCCTTTATTTAGTATATGCAAATTGCCAAAAGAAAACATATATGATGACAACAATGGATTGGGAATGGCTTTATATGGAGACAGTGAAGACCAATTACAAATATTAGATTTAGTATATAACAATTTTGGATTAGATTTTAAATTAGGTCAAAAAATAATGGTTATTAATAAAAAGCTAACTAAAATTGAAACAGAAGAATATACTGATAAAGATGGAACTATAAGAACTCGTGCAAAAGTAATGTATCCTAGTGACTTGCAAAAGCAACAATTTATGGAAATTACTGACGGAATAATGGGCGATGGAACTAATCAAAATCCATACATATATGAATACAATCCAGATTTAAGAGTTGGAGATAATAAAGAGGGTATTCAATTTGCATTAGATAATTTATCATTTAAAGTTGGTTATGGTACTCATTATTACAATTTTGAAAAAGGTGATGTAACAAGAACAGCTACAGAGGCTTTATTAAGTAGAAAAGATTTTGTAGATAATGGTGTAAAAAACAGAAATGTTGTAAATGAATATTTAATTGGAGTATGTAAAAGTATTTTATTATGTGAAAAAATACTAGGTGCAAATGTAGATGAAAATCAAGATATAGAAATTGAAGTAGTAGATGGATTTTTACAAGATGATGAAACAGAAAGACAAAAACTATTAAATGATGTATCTGCAGGACTAATTTCACACAAAAGATATTTGATGAAGGCATACAACATGACAGAAAAAGAAGCTATGAAGGAATTACAAGACATACAAAGTGAAAACAACATAGATAATATTGAAATAACAGAAGAAGATATGTCAGAGTAGGTGGTTAAATGTTATCACTTGAATATTTAGAAGATAAGGTATATACAAACAACATTGTGAAAATGTATCAGAAATTAAATACAGAACTTGTAAAGAAAGTTATAACAAAATTAGAAGAAACAGGAGATATTTCATCTTATACTAAACAACAAGTACTTAATTTATCAAGAAGAGGTGGGCGTGAGATATTTATTAATTCTTTAAAAGAAACAAAACATTTATCAAAAGAAAGAAAAAAAGAATTAGTAGATTTATTTACAGAAATAACAAAAGATAATTTAGAAAGTTACAGAGAATTATATAATCAAGCTGGTGTTAAGTTTAAAATAAGTAAATCACAATTACAAATTTTAAATACTATGGTCAAAATAACAGACAAAGAACTTGAAAATTTCACAAGAACAATTGCATTTAGTACAAGACAAGATTTTGTAAATGCAGTTGATAAAATGTATATGGAAGTAACAACAGGTTTAACTGATTTTCAAAAAGCATTTAGACAAGTTACAAATGAACTAGCAACAAAAGGTGTAACATTACCAATGTCAAATGGAAAAAACAGAAGTATAGAAAGTGCAGTAAGACAAAATGTATCATATGCAATAAGACAATCAGTAATAGAAATAAATGATGATGTTGGAGAAAAATTGGGTTGTGATGGAGTACAAATAAATATTACACCGAATTGTAGACACGAACATATACCAATAAATGGTCAAAAGTTTAGAGTAGAAAGTAAAGAATGGAAAAGATATCAAAGTTTATTAGAAGATTATAACTGCCAGCATTATGCTACACCAATTTTCTATGATATTGAAGATAATATATATTCAAAAAAAGAAATACAAAGAGCAAATACAAGGACTGTAACAGTTGATGATAAGACAATGTCATATTATGACGCTACACAAAAACAAAGGTCATTTGAGCGAAGTGTAAGAAACGCAAAAAAAATATACATGAGTGATCCTACAAAAGAAAATAAATTAAAAGTAATGTTAGCACAAAAGAAAGTCAGAGATTTTTGCACAAAAGCAGGTTTAGAAAGACAATATGATAGAGAATATTATGCAGGATATAATAATTAATAAGGGAGGTGATATTATGAAAATATCTGGTGAGGTTTTAAAAGCTTTTCATGATGTAAAAGACAACTACAAACTATATACGCCAAAAAACAAGTACAAAGATGCTGATATATTTACAGCTGATGAGGAAAGATACGAAGATTTAAGAATAAAAGGATTTGTAGGCGAAGGAAAAGAAACAGAAAAAATTAAAAAAGATGATAAAATTTAGGTATTGCAAAACAATATAAAAAAATGTATAATGGTAGTATAAGGTTGAACATTACAACGTTAAAGAAATGGATAGTCCAACTTATACGACTAAAAAGAAAGGAATTAAGATTATGGAAAATAATGAAAATAATCAAAATGTAGTTACTGATACTACTTCAACTACTCAAGAAATTAATGAGGTTGAAAAAAAATCAGGTGAAGAAGTAAAAGAAGAAAAAACTTTTACTCAAAAAGAACTAGATGAAATTGTAGAAAAAAGACTTGCAAAGGTTAAAAAGAATATACCTAGCAAAGAAGAACTACAAAAATACAATGATTGGTTGGAAAGTCAAAAAACAGAAGCGGAAAAAAATGAAGAAAAGCAAAAAGAATATGAAAAAATCGCACTAGAAAGAGATAATTTTCAAAGAGAAAATCTATTATTACGTAAAGGTGTCAAAAATGATGACATTGATTACGTTATGTTTAAGGTCTCAAAACAAAAAGGCGATTTTGAGGATAATCTTGAGCAATTTTTGACTGATAATCCAAAGTATTTATCTAGTTATGAAGAACAACATAAAACTGTTGACTTTGGTGTAGAACACACTGAAAAAGAAGTTGATGGTTACGAACAAGCAAGAAAAATTATGGGTTTAAAATAAGAGGAGTGATTTAAAATGCCAAATTCAATAACAAAATTTAAAAAATATATTGATTTATTAGATGAAGTATATAGAAATGCTTCAAAAACATCTGTATTAGATGGAGATACTACACTTGTAAGAGCAGGTGCTAACGCAAATGAAATAATAGTACCAAAAATGTCTTTAGATGGACTTGCTGATTATTCAAGAAACAGCGGATATGTAAATGGAAATGTAACACTTACAAATGAAACTGTTGCTTTCAATTATGATAGAGGTAGAGCTTTCACAGTTGATGCTATGGATAACGAAGAAACAGCTGGAGTTGCTTTTGGTAAATTATCAAGTGAATTTATTAGAAATAAAGTAGTGCCAGAAGTTGACGCATTCAGATTTGCAACTTATGCTGGAATAAGTGGAATATCTAAAGCAACAGCTGGAACAATATCAACAGGAAATGATGCTCTTACAGCTCTTGTAACAGCTATTTCAAAAATGGATGATGATGAAGTAAACGCTGAAGGAAGATATTTATTTATAACTCCAACACTTTACAATCTAGTATTAAATGTAGATACAACAAAATCAAAAGAAGTATTATCAAGATTTGCTGGAGTTATTACAGTTCCACAATCAAGATTTTATACTGCTATTGATTTAAATGATGGTACTACATCAGGAGAAGAAGCTGGTGGATATTCAAAAGCTACAGCTGGTAAAGATATAAACTTTATGATTATACAAAAAGATGCTTTACTACAATATCCTAAACACATTGTAAATAAAATTATAACTCCTGAAGCTAACCAAACTTCTGATGGATGGAAATTCTTCTATAGAGAATATGGACTAGCAGATGTATATGATAACAAAGTAGCAGGAATTTATTTACACAATAAAGCATAATATAAAGGGGGTAAAAAATATGTCAAGATTTGTTGGATTAAAAGAAACTGTAGAAAAAGAAGTTAAAACTGAAAAAACAGCTTCTAAAAAAACAAAACCCCAAGAAGAAGTAAAAGAAACTTCTGAAGAATAATAGAAAGGAGAGGTTATAATGATAAATTATGCAGATTATGATTTTTATATAAATGAATATCATGGCAGTTTATCTAATAGCCTCTTTACTTCTTTAATAGGAAAAGCTAGTAGAGAAATTGACAAATATATAAATAGAGAAATTAAAGAGGCAGAATTGGATGAGTTTGAAAAAGTAAAATGGGTAGCTTGCGAACTTGTAGACTTTTTAAAAGTAAATAATAATATTGATAACAATTATAGTTCTATATCAATTGATGGGGTAAGTAAAACAAAAAGAAGTAATTCTGAAATAAAAGTTAACAAATTAAACATTATAAATGGATTACCTCAAGAATTAACGAGGTGCTTATAATGGAAGATAATTTGAAGCAAGATATAACAATTTATCATAATAACAATAATACATGGGTAAGATACAATTTAAAAGCCAGCGTAAGAAATACATTTAATAAAAATAGAGATAATACAGGTTCTAACAATGTAAACAGAGCTTTAATTAGAATATTTGATGTAAAAGGTTATAAAAGCACATATAACATACAAGATGGAGATGTAATTGTATCAAAAAGTGTGCAAGACAATATAAGTAGTGCGCCATTAACTGTATTAAGAGCTAATTATGGTAAAGATAATGTATATTCTGTAAATAGTGTAGAAAAGTTTGTATTTGATGATTTAGAACTATCACATATTAAAATAGGAGCAATATAAATGAAAGAATATAATGGAACTACATACCCTATAAAATTTCCACAAGGTAGAATTTATTTAGATAGCAAAAAAAATGCATATTTAGAATATAATCAAAGTGCTGTGAATAAATTTAACAATAATGGAAATAAGTTACAAATATTTTTAGATAAAAAAGTTGCTACTGAACTTGCAGAGTATGTATCATACAAAACAGGAACACAAGCAAAATCTATTATATTAACAAGTGACTATGGTAGTGGGTATGTTAAAATTTCTGTACCGTATGCACATTATCAAGCTTATTCTAAAAGAATCAAAAAGAGGGTTGGAAAAAGAGGTACACAACCTTTTGAAAGAATGAAGGCTGATAAAAGTGATACAATTGCTAGAGAATTAGCAAAATATAGTAGGGAGTTGCATGGTAATGGATGATAAAATAAATCAATGGTTACAAACTTATGAGCCTATACAAATAATTGCGCAAATTGAAGATATACACAGTGAAAGATTAACAGAAAATACAAAAAATCTTGCATTACAAAGAACAGGATTTGAAGAATTGCCTTTGAAATATGTTACAGACAAAGGATGGTATAGACAATATCAATATATGTTATTATTAAAAAGCGAAAGTGAAGAAGATACTCAAAGACTTACAAATTTAGATTGGCTTGACCAATTTAGTGATTGGTTAAGTGAACAAAATACAAATAAAAATTATCCGATTTTAGAAGATAATAAAAAAATAATAAATGTTAGTTGCGCAAATGCATTAACATACCAAGAAAGTGAAGATGGAAGTATTTCTGTATATTCACTACAATTATATTTTGATATAAGAAAGGAGATATAATTATGAAAGATATAATGGTATATGATGAAGCTCATTATTTCGGTGTTCCAACAGTAAGTGGTAATACAACAACAGTTACAAATTATTTAGGTGGAGTTATAACTTCATTAACTGAAAGTTCTAATCCTACAGAAAGTGAAAAACAATACATACATCAAAAATCAGCTGTGACATCTGTAACTGGATTTAAAAATGAATTTCCAATTACTATGGATATGGTACAAGGAGATGAAGTGTTTGATGACTTTTATGGATTATTCTATAATAGAGCAACAGGAACAGATTTAAAAAGAGACCATTACATAGTAAATTTATGGGAACCTATAAGTGGAAGTGAAAACACTTATAAAGCGAGAAAAATAAATCAAACGGTTGAAATTACTGAAGCAAATGGAGACGCAGGAGCTCAAAAACAAATTACAGGTAGTTTAAAAGGTGGAGATTTCGTTTATGGTACTTTTAATATAAGTACAAAAGAATTTACTCCAGCCTTATAATTTTTTTAAAAAAATAAAGTGAGGATAAATAATGTTAGAAAATGAAAAAAGAATTGAAAATTTAGGTTATGAAGATTTAAAAAATGATTTTAGTATAAAAATATTTGATTTAGAGTTTAATATAAATATAGATGGTGACTATCAAAAAAAATTAATAGATGTAGCAAATAAAATGAAGAATGAAGAAAATAATTTAAAAGTTTTAGAAGAAGGTATAAATTGTTTATTAGGAAGTAATGCTTATGAAAGAATAAAAAGTAAATATTATTCTGATTTAGGTAAAGAAATTGATGATTTTGTTTGGATTAAAGTTATATATTTTGTTATGGAAAAAATACAAAAATATATGAATAATTTAGAAAATATAAATATGAATAATAATAGAAGTCAAAGAAGATATAATAATTATAATAATCATGGAAGATACAATAAGTATAATAAATATAGGAGATTTTAAGATATGATGAATATGTTTAATAAAATGCCTCATTTTGTTTATATAAATAACGAGAAGTATTTTATTAAGACTGATTATAGAATTTTTGTTGACTTTGAAATTAAAATGCAGGGAAAAGATAAAAGAAAAGCTTGTATAAATGCTTTGAAAAAGTTTTACCCTGCATTTTCTCAAATTATCCAAAAAAACATATTAAATGAAGCAATAGAAAAGTTTATATGGTTTTATAAATGCGGTAAAGAAGATGTAGAAGTTAAAATTAGTACAAAAAACAATTCAAATATGAGAATATATGATTACAATTATGACAGTGACTTAATATGGGGAGCATTTAAAGAACAATATAATATTGAACTTGATAAAGTATATTTACATTGGTGGAAATTTAAAGCTATGTGGGTTTCTTTAAACAAAGATTGTCAATTTAGTATAATAAGAGGATATAGAGCTTACAATGGAAAAGATAAGCAATTATTAGAACAAAAAGAATTGTATAAATTACCATTGTCAGAAGATGAAATAGATGAACAAAAAAGGCATAAAGAAATTTTTAATCAACTTAATAAACTTACTTCAAAAGAGTAAAGAGGTGATTAAAAAATGGCAGGAGGCCAAAGTTTAGGAGAATTAAAATACAAAGTAACATTAGATACATCAGGCGCTCAAAAAGGCGTTGATGGAATGAGTGGAACTTTCAAAGGTATAGGGGCAACAGCTGTGGCACTAGGAAATATCATGGCTGATGCTTTTGAAAAAGTTGCACAAGTAATGGGAAATGTAGTAAAACAAGGTGTACAGTATAATGCACAAATAGAACAATATCAAACAGCACTAACTACATTAACAGGCAGCGCTGATGAGGCTAACAGAATTATAAATAATATTAAACAAGACGCGGCCAAAACTCCTTTTGATGTAAAAGGATTGACACAAGCAAACCAATTATTAATAAGTGCTGGTGTAGGAGCGGACACAGCTAGAGAAGATATAATTGCATTAGGAAATGCAATTGCAGCCACAGGTGGTGGAAACGAAGAATTGTCAAGAATGGCTGTAAATTTGCAACAAATAAAAAATGTTGGTAAAGCAAGTGCACTTGATATCAAACAATTTGCATATGCTGGAATAGATGTTTATGGGTTGCTAGCTGATAGTATGGGAATTACAAGGGAAGAAGCAACAAAACTTGATGTAACATATGAACAATTGACTGAGGCTTTAAGATATGCTTCGCAAGAAGGTGGTAAATATTTTGGAGCGATGGAAAATCAGTCAAGAACACTAAATGGGCAAATAAGTACATTAAAAGATAATTTTATGAATTTTGCAGGTGAAGCAGCACAACCGTTGTTTAATTTTTTAAAAGATACAGCACTTCCTACAATTAATGGTATGATATCAGGTACTATATCTTTAAATGATGGTATACAAAATTTAATAACTTCTGCAATGCAATTCATTGAAAGTTTTATAAATGGTATTATTGAAAATTTACCACAAATTATAGAAACAGGCTTGACAATAATGAAAACTTTAATTACTTCTATTCTTTCAATGTTACCAGAAATATTGCAAATGCGGAATTAATATAATTATAGAATTAGCAAAAGGTATAGCTCAAATGTTACCTACATTAATTCCATTAGCAGTTGATGCAATATTAACATTAGTAGAAACTTTGTTAGATAATTTAGATCAAATTATAGACGCGCGGTATTGAATTAATAATGGCTTTAACAGAAGGATTGTTAAATGCTATGCCTATAATAATAGATAAAATGCCTGTATTAATTGATAAATTAGTGATTGCTATAGCAGATAACTTACCTAAAATAATAGAAATGGGAATAAGACTAATAATAATGTTAGCAAAAGGTATAGTTAAATCATTACCAAACATTTTACAAGCACAAGATCAAATATTTGTTTCATTTATAAATGCAGCAGGCAGATATTTTAATAATATGATGGATCTTGGCGGAAGAATGTTGAATAAAATAAAAGAAGGATTATTAAATGGAATATATAGTATTGCAGATGTAGGGCATAATATAGTTCAAGGACTTTGGAATGGAATTGTAAATGCTAAAGATTGGCTAATTAACAAAGTTAGAAATTTTGCAAAATCTATATTAGATGGTATGAAGTCAGCTTTAGGAATACATTCGCCATCAAAAGTTTTCCAAGAACAAGTAGGTAGATGGATACCAGAAGGTGTTGCAATTGGTATTGAGGCTAATACAGACAGCGCACTAGAGTCTATTGATAAAATGAACAATGAAATGCTAGATAAAATGAGCAGTGCTGTAAATTTAGAAACAAGTAAAATGTCATTTTCAGGAATAAAAGGAAGTGTAACCGATATATTAAATGCAAATAGTGTAATTAAAGTAGAAAATTATAATACTTTAGAGCTAGATGGTGAGAAAGTTTACGAAAATCAAAAAACAATACAAAAACAGAAAAATTTACAATATGGATTTGGAGGTGTGCAATAATGATTTTGTTAAAGAAAAAAGAAAATAATACATATTTTGAATTTGATAAAATATTAGTAAATGGATATAAAATTAACGAACAACCGAACTTAATTAACAAAAAACAGTTTGTAAATGGGCGTAGAAAAAAAATAATAACAAACTATATTGATGTAGTAATTGAGATAAATTTAGGTTGTTTTGATGGCAATACTTTATATACTTACTTACAGAAATTACAAGATGGAGAATATATGTATTATTCTTTAAAAGATAAACAATATAAAAGTGCAAATTTTATTGTAACACTACCAGAACAAACAATAAATAATAGTGCTTCTGAAGTGATTGTAGGCGATTTTACGGCTGTTTTAGAGAAAAGTGGTGATGTTACATGATAAATGTGTCAAATGCCTTTAAAACGGATTGTGAAAGCAATAAAATAACATATAGAGAATATATAATCATTACAGGAACACAAACGCAAATTGATATACAAGGAGAAATGTATCAAACAGCATATAAAGATACGCATTTTGTTGGAACATTTAATTTGGGTTATGTTAAATTTAAAACAGAAAATAATGTAACATATATTAATAAAGAATTTGATTATTACAAAGAAGTAAATGGAAATTCAATATTGATAGGACATTATATAGTAACAGAAGTTACAGATAATGACACAGAAGAAGAAATATCTGTTACTGCTTTTGACAATGGATTAAGATTTGCTGTTCCATACGAAAGTGATTTAAATTATGAAAGCGGAACAGTAACGTTGTTTGAAGTGTTACAAGAATGCTGCACAAAATGTAACGTACAATTAATAAATGAAAGCATAACAAATGGAGATTTTATTGTAGAAAATAATCAATTTTTAAATGATGAAACTTATGGAGATGTAATATGCGCAGTAACTCAAACAAGTGGTGATTTTGCTACAATAACAAATGAAGGTAAATTACAATTATTATTTTATACAAATACAAACGAGATTATTGAAGATTATGTAGAATTAGAAGACAAAAGAGATACACATCCTATAACTTGTTTAAGAATTGGAACAAGTCAAGTAGAAGGTCAAGGTGCAGAAATAAAAGATGATGAACTTATAGAAGAATATGGAGAAAATTGGCTTGTAATAAATGATAATCCTTTTACATATACACTAGAAAAAAGAGAACAAATAAAAACAGCAATATTTAATAAAGTAAAAGGGTTTGGATATAGTGCATTTACAAGTAAATATTCATTTAAACCTTACTTAACATTAGGCGATAAAATACAATTTAGAAATAAATCAGGCGAGCTTGTAAATTCTATTATATTAAGAATAGAAACAAAATTTGATGATATAACATTGTCAGCACCAAGTATTATTAACGCAACAATAGAATATCAAAATCCAAACACAGCATATGATATCGCAAAAAGAGCTGAAGTAATCGCAGATCAAAATACTGCTCAAGTGGAAATTATAGCAAATAAAACAAGTCAATTAGAAGATACAATGAATAATAATTTTTATTCAAAAAGTACAATGGATCAAATTATAGTAAATACAGAGACAGGGGTAACAAATACATTTAGTGAGGCTGGAGGTAATAATATATTTAGAAATACTGGATTGTGGTTTGAGGCAGATAAAAGCCAAACTAGATATTTATATCCAAACAACACTTTATATCCAAGTGATGAAACATATTTGATAGCTGACGCGTCGTATGAATATTGGACTGGTTATGCAAAAAGAGGTTCTAACGATAAGGCAGTAAATAAAAATTCTATATTATTACAAAATGGAATATTTAGCCAAGAACAAGATGTGCCAAATGGATTGTATAGTGTAAGTTTTTATTATCAAAAATTAAACCAATTTGCAAGTGCAAGTGTAAAAATAAATGGTAAACAATACAATTTAGATAGTATAGAAGTAAAACAGTTTTATACTGGAGAAAAAGACAACAATGGAGAATATATAATAGAACCTTTAGAAGTAACATCAAGACATTTAAAAATAGATTTTTTTTGCAATGTTGATAATGGTTTAGAAATATATGATTTGATGGTAAACAAAGGTAGTGTAAAATTAGCATATTCACAAAATGAAAATGAAGTTACAACTGATACTGTAAACATATCAAAAGGTATAACTATAACATCAAGTAATATGGAAACAAAATTTAAAGCAGATGCAGACGGAATAAGAATAACAAAATTGAATAATGAAACTGTATCATATTTTACAGAAAAAGGACTTGAAACAAAAGAGGCGATTGTAGAGGATGAAGCTAACATTTGTAAAACCATGATAATTGAAGTAGGCGATCAAACATGGTTTACTAAAATGTAAGGAGGTGTAATAATGTACGGAACAGAATTTGCAAGAGTTGGTGGAAGTTATTCAACAGCATTAATTGGAACATATGAAAATTTGGGTCAAAACATTGAAGGAAATTATACCACTTTTAGACTACATCTATATTTTAATTATGGGGGTGGGACACAGGTTTCATCTGGTTACTCTGATTTAAAATTAGATGGAGACACTAAACAATCAGGAGGTTTTACTTTTAGTCCTGGAGAACATTGGTTGGGCTCTAAAGATATAACTATTACACATAATGACGATGGTACATTTCCAGGAAGATATGTTGAAGTTTACGCATATTCTTATATTATGAATGGAACTGCAGGAGGATGGCTATCAGCTGGAACAATTCCAAGAGCAAGTCAACCAAGTTGTGTAACATGGCCAAACAATACTGAGAATGTAGGTGCTATTGGTGGTTCGTTTTATATACACATGAATAGAAAATCAGGCTCATTTACTCATACTGTTAGGTATAGTTGGTATGGTAGAAATGGAACAATAGCAACAGGTGTAACAGATAATTGTAGCTGGACAATACCTGAAATTTTTGCTAGTAATATTCCAAATGATAAAAGTGGCTGGGGTACAATTTACGTTGATACATATAATGGTAATACTTATATTGGCACAAAAAGCTGTAGGTTTACATGTAGCGTAACAAATGCAAATCCAACATTTAACGATTTTGATTTTGAAGATGTAAATGAAACAACAGTTGCGTTAACTGGAAATAATCAAGATTTAATAAAAAATTATTCAAATTTACAAGTTACTATAACACCAAATAATAAAGCAACTGCAAATAAATACGCCACAATGAATAAATACAGATTAACAAATGGAACTATATCAAATGATATTGCATATAGTAGCACAAAAGACGTAAGCAGTGTGTTAAACAACGCAGAAAGTGGAGTTATAAACATATACGCAATAGACAGCAGAAACAATTCTACTTTAGTTACAAAAAATGCAAATGAATTTATTGATTACACACCATTGCAAAAAGGCAATATATCAGTAACAAGACAAAATGGAGTGTCAGAAATTGTAACATTAACTTTTAATGGTAATATAGATTTAGTAAATTTTGGTGCTGTAACAAATTCTATAAAACAATCAAAATATAGATATAAAACAACTGATAACAGTCAATGGTCTGCATATAACAATATAACAGTAACAGTGAATAATAATGGTGAGTTTAGTTTCAATTCTAATATTACAGGAGATACACAAAGTTTAGGATTTGATATTAATAATTCATATAATTTTGAGGTTTATGTAGAAGATGATTTATCAAATGTTACATTTACAGCAAATTTAAATTCTGGTATACCTAACATTGCACTACATAAAAATGGTGTAAGCATAATGGGAAAATATAATGAGACAGAAGGTGGATTATTACAAATTGCTGGGAAAGATATATTTAAATATTCTACTAATGAAATAAGAATCGGTACCTGGATAGATGGGAAACCTATTTATAGGAAAGTTTATATAGAAAATAATCCTACAACAGGAGAATGGGCTTATATAAATACTGACAACACTTATAATATAAAAATGTATAAAGGCTTTCTTCAAAGAACAAATAACAGATTAGACGCTTTGTCAGTTGGCCGTGAAGATGCTATGCCTTTAATATGTACTATAAGAAATAATCAAATTGAATATAGAATAGACAGTATTTATGCCTCAGGTAAAATATCTGTATATTTTATATTAGAATATACAAAAACAACAGATTAAAAGTAAGACATACACAAAATTTTGCTTCATGGAGTGGTGATGTAATAAATAATTCTATATTAAACAATGCAAGTCAAGGAAGTGGTTTCACATATAATAGTAACGATAATAGCATTGTAGTTGGTGAGGGTATAACAAAAGTTTTAGTTTCTGGACATGCTTCATTTTTAAAAAGCGGAACATCAGACTATTCTTTAGAAATATTTAAAAATGGTAATAATATAACATCAGCAGGAGTATATGGTTTTACAGATGCTCGTTGGTGGAATTGTTCGATATCACCAGTACCAGTTAGCGTAACAAGTGGCGATATATTGCAACTTGTGTTTGCAAGTGGTGATGCAGGAAATGTTGAATTTTTATCTAGTACAGGTTTTACAGTACAAGAAATATAAAAAGGGGGTTATAAAATGGCATATGAAAAACAAACTTGGGAAGATTATCCAAGTACAAATACACCTATAACAAGTGATAGACTTAATCATATAGAACAAGGAATATATGACAATAGTACAGACATAGTATCTACAGCAACACAAATTAGAAATGAAATACAAGCATTAAAAAGAGTTACTTTATATGAAAATGCTAGTGGTACAAATACAACCTTAACTTTAAATGATAGTGTTGCTAATTACGAGGATATAGAGATATTTTATAAAAGCAATGACAATGCTTATAGTAGTGTAAAAGTAAACAATGCAAACAATAAAAATATTTTTTTGGTTAATATGACACCAAACACAACTAATAATGTTTTATACGTTAAAGCTACCATTGTTAAAGCTCAAAATGATTCAATAACAGTAGTAGATGGATTAGAAGGCTATGGCTCAGGAGGAATAACTGCAGGCAATAAAATTTATATAGTAAAAGTAGTTGGCTATAAGGAGGTGTAAAAGCATAAATGAAGTATAAATTAATAAGAAATAGAAATCTTGTAGAAGATAAAGAATTTTTAAACAAAAACAAATGGTTTGTGGGGTATGACAAAGAAAACAGAGCAGAAGTACTTGAATTTGAAATACCTGAAAATTTAAATGATTATGCTAAAAAAATAAATTTTGATTTAGGCACAGAAAAAGTAAGTGATATTTTAAATCAAGACAATACATATATTCTAAAAAACAATATTACTCAATATAAACAAGTTAGTTTTTATTTAGAATTTATAAAAGAAATAGATAACAATACAACAGAAATATTAAAAACAGAAGTAAAAACAATAGAATTTGGAGATAGTTTTGATGTAAATACTGAAATAACAGAAGAAGAAATAAGCATAATTGATACACTTATTGCACAAACAAATAGTGCAATTAATAGAGCAAATGCAATATCTCAAGACTTAGAAAACAAAAGAGATACAGATTATTACAGAGGTGCAACTGGAGAAATTGGACCACAGGGGCCACAAGGACCACAGGGACCACAGGGGATTCAAGGTGAACAAGGTATTAAAGGAGATGTTGGACCACAAGGACCAAAAGGTGATACTGGTTCTGCAGGTGCAGATGCTAAAATTAATGGAGTAAATGCTATAGAAATAGAAGCAGGAAATAACATCACAATTGAAGATACTGAAAAAGGTATAAAAATAAATTCTACTGGTGGTGGAACTTCTAACTATAATGCACTAACAAACAAACCAAAAATAAATAATGTTGAATTAAACGGAAATAAATCATTAAATGACTTAGGAATACAACCTGTTGGTAATTATATTACAAAAGCAGTTAATGATTTAGTAAATTATTATACAAAAGCAGAAACATTTACAAAACAAGAAGTAAATAATTTAATATCTACAATAACTACAATGGATATACAAGTAGTACAAACATTGCCAGTACAAGATATTTCAACAACTACAATATATTTAGTACCTAAAACAACAGCAGAAACAAATGATGCTTATGATGAGTATATATATGTATCAAATAATTGGGAGCATATAGGAAGTACAGAAGTAAATTTAACAAATTATGTAACATTTGATGATTATGCAACTTCGACAACTCCTGGTGTAATAATAACTAATTCACAATATGGTGTATCTACATCAAGTTACACTAAAAATTTAACTGCAGTTACAAAAACTTATGCTCAATACCAAAATGGTAATAATTCTATGTTTGTAGGTAAAGGAACACTTGAAAATGTAATTGCTGGAAAAGGATTAGTAACAAATCAAGATATATCAGGTAAGGTAAATACAAGTCAAGTAAAAAACACAATGTCAACAACTGCTGGTGATGTTTATGACGTTAGATATATCAATAATATGATAGGAGATGTTGAAACAATATTGACTAGATTAACTACAGGAAGTGGGGTGTAATATATGTCAATAGCAAGTGAATTAACAAAATTAGAAACAGATATAACAAATGCTTATGATGCTGTTCAAATAAAAGGTGGAACAATACCTAGCAATAAAAATACAAACAATTTAGCAACTGCAATAAATAGTATTAGTGGTGGAGGTGCTACATTAATAACAAAAACAATAACAGAAAATGGAACTTATGATGCGACAGATGATAATGCCGATGGTTATTCAGAAGTAACTGTTAATGTTGTTCCATCTTCTGAATATATTGTCACATTAGAGAATTTACATGATAGTAGTACTGATTTTCAAAATACTTATATTAATTCAAGTAATGGTGAGCTTATAAATTATAATGGTTGGGATTCAACTGATTTTATTGAACTTAATGGACAAGTTTCTGTTGGGTCCCCATTTAAAGAATGGCAATATTGTGCTGTATATGATGAAAATAAAAATTTTATTAGAAATTTAAGTAATGGTCTTAATAGTGCATTGACTTCAAATGTTAAATATATAAGATTTTCTGGTGTAAGACAAAATATACAAAGCCTTTATGTTTGTTCAAGTAATATTATAACTGATTGTGATGTCCCAGCAGCAATTAATGAACCATTAGGACTTGGAGATTTTAATATAAATATAGAATCATTAATACAAATATTGAATAATTTGGCTGACAGAACAGGACAAACAAGATATATATTAACACTTGGACCAGCTAATTTAGAAAAATTAACATCTGAGCAAAAGGCAATAGCTACTAGCAAAAATTGGACTTTAGTATAGGAGGTGTAAAATGGAACTGATTGAAAAACAAGTAACATTGAAAGAATTAAGACCTAGTCAAGGTATGATTTTAACAGATAAAGAAACTGAAACAATGAGAGCAGAAGTAATATATTTAGGAAAAGAA